ATCGACTACCGCGAGCAAACTACTCGCCTTTGCCATGCGGCACCTCCCTGTATCCAAGACTCCACAAAACTCTCGCAATATCCTTGCCCTGCTGTTCGACGTGTTCTTCGCTCTGCGTTGGGTTGAGCGCGTGGAGGAGTTCGTGAACCAGCACTTCCAGCTTCTTCCGTCCGCGCATGCGAGCGTCAAGGATGATTCGCGGGTGCTTCGACTTCTGGGTGAACGTGTAGCCATAGGCTGCACCCTTGAGCGTGGTGAACCGGATGAGCCACCGCTCGTCACCGTTCAACGTGAATACGTGATCGTCGGGCACGGCATCCCTTTCGCCCGCAGCATGGCGAGCGTGTCAAGCGGGCTCGACCGGCCCCCACTTCCCGACCGGGCATTTCTCCCCGGCCCAGGCCAGCTTCGACACGAACCGCTTCTCCCGCACGACGGGGCATCCGCACTGCGTGCAAGCCTTGCCGTCGTAGTGTTCGCAGCCCTGGCAGATCGAGAATCGCCGCTCGATCTCGGCCTCGCTCGCGCGGGGAGCCCCGGCGGCGATGTGGTTCACGGCGGACTTCGTGAAGTTCAGTGCTTTCGTGAGCAGCCCCGGACCGGCGGATTGCGCCGCCGCATCGCCCACGATCCGCTTCGTCCGGCAGTCCCTCTCGACCACCTGGCCGTCGATGATGAAGGTTTCGATGCAGCCCATGTCAGTCGATGGTGAGGGTGGAGGTGGCGGAATCGTAGGTGCCGGTCTTGGTCGTGCCGGTCAGCGTCACGGTGGCGATCGTGTTGTTCGTGGGGCCGAGGAGCAGGATGTATTCGTCGCCCGTTGTCGGGTCGCCTGAGAAGTCAACGGTCAGTGTGTCGTGCGTGAACGTGGCCGAGGTGGCGAGGCCGCCGGGGTTGCTGCCGGGGATGGGGTCATTGCGACCCAGCAGCGACATCGTAAGCGTTGCACCTTCGTTGATCGTTACACCGCCAACAGTCTCGATGACAGTGTACGAGTCAATGAGTTCGACTTCGCCATACGCAATCGTCACCATGCCGCTTGTGTAGAGTCGGTCGTAGAACTGCACACTGACTTTCCCAGCATGATCTTCCGTTCCGAAGGTTATGTTTTTTTCGCACGGCTGATTCAACGTGTTGTTGTATGGATTTGAAGTCGGCCCGTGCCATCTCAACTGGTTGATGACTGTCGTGCCAGTGTCGGCGAAAAAGGTAACGTCACGGTCCATGAACACTTCGTAAGGATAGAATAAAGCGCTGTCGCCGCCGCCGATCATTACTACTTGACTGCCGTCTGACTCCTTTACTTGTATGTACGATGCCAAATAGGAGTCCGCTTCCATGTACAGCACAGCCTTTCCGCTTGCTCCGGTTGCTGTATCGCCCATGTCAATGATGTCTGGCACCATGAAGCCGTTCGCCTCGCGGAGCGTGCCATTCTTGATGTGCAGTAACCCGCCGATGCGCGTGGGCAAGACAATATCACTCTCAGGCCTATTGAGCCTCCATGTACCAGCGCCGTCTTTGATGACGTTGCAGACCTTGTTATTTGGTGGCCGAAAGATGCCGCGAATCTCGTTGTGATCGTCGTTTGATCCAGCGAGCGTGAGCGTGCGGTCACAGTTTGTATTCGTCGGAGTCGGCTGCGCACTGCCGATGCGGCTCGTGAGCACCAGCGGCCCGCTGCCACTGGAGTTGACGACGGCGTCGCCTCGCATCTGGAGCAGGGCGGAACTCGTGCATCCCGCCCCGTCATAGACCAGCGTGGTAACGCACGAGCAGTCGCAGTTGCCGAGCAGGAAGAACGAGCCGCAACAGTCGAACGGAATCACCTCCGGCCCCTCGCCGGCAGCCCAGCACACCTCGACGTATGCACTGTCGAGTGTTGTCTTGCCGGGGCCGGGCGTGATGTCGAGCCGCCCGTTGCAGACGACGAACGTCTGTTTCTCCGTGCAGCCCTCACCGCCCATGAGCGTGCCACGCACGCAAACCGGGGACTGCGAGCGAACGGTCACGGTCACGGACAACGCACACGAGCCCGCGTCAACGCAGCCCAGGTCGTCAGGCGGCGTGAATGTCAGGCTCGCCGCGCTGCTCGTGACGCTCTCGCAGCATGGGCCGACCGGGCACGAGGTCGAGCCCGGCCCCTGCCACCGACCGCCAGCAGCGGCACACTCGCCGGCACTGAGTTGGTTTGTAGTGATGTACGTTTGCGTCTCGGGATCGTACCGCTCGACCGTCGCGAGCGACCACGAGCCGTCTTCGCCTTGCACGCAACACCCGCCACGGCACGCAACCAGGCAGTCGTACCCAGGTATCTCAAACGGCCCCTCCTGCCCCTGCGGGTGCCGCCGTTCTATCGGACAATCGGCCTGCTCCGTGATCGTGCATGACCCGTCATCGTTGCAGCACCAGACCGGGCAGGCGTCCGTCGTGCAGCAGCGGTCCTGCGTGAACGTGCCCGAGAGGCTGTCGCAGACGTACTCATGGATGTCCTGGCATCCTCCTATCGTGTTCCCGCCGCAGCACCGACCGATGCACCCGCGCCACGTTCCGGCCGGAGTGTAAGGAATCTCACCCTCCTCCTCTGTGTACGGCAGCTGGCTACGCCACCAGTCGCCGACCAGCGGCCTGTCGGTGCATTTAGGGCAGCACAGATCGTCCTGCACGCTGACGGTCGAAACCTCCTCGCCGACGCGGCCGTCGAATATCGTCGCGGGCACGCAGCCGCAGCACTCGTCAAACGCTCCCCACCGTAGGAAAATCTCCCCCTCGGGACACGGCGAATCAGGGTCTGACTCGGGATGAAACGTGCCCTTGCAGCAGTCGCCGGGCTCAGTGTGGATCACGCCGCCGCAGCACTGGTCACAACAGGCCGCATCGGTGCCGACCTGGCCGTCACGAAGCGTCGGCTTGCCGTTCTCGAACTTGATGACGGTCATGGGCTCGGCGTCTCACACGCGTTGACGTCGAACCACTTCAAACAGCCGTTTTCGTCGTGGCCGAGCAACTGCACCGCCGAGCCATTCCAGCCGCTCCACTTCGTGAAATCTTCGCCGCCGATTGTCTGGCGGCAGGATTCCGAATCGTCTGGCGAACCGGCCTCGACGAGATACCACTGACCATCGGCCGCCTTGCCAATCGCCACCCACGAATCCTGGGCAACGTCGTGCGACAGATTGCGGACGTTCTCGATCGTGGCAGTGGGCGAGGTCTGCGTCGGCGTGCAGGTGCCCTCGCCACCCCAGAGCGTGATCGTGCCGCATTGACCGACAGACCAATCGCAGGTCGTTTTACCGATGCGAATCGTGGTGCCGCCGCCACCAGCATTGCCAACTCGATTAAACGTCAGCGGCCCGCAGTCGCGGTTGCCCTGCTCCACCCTGCGAACGACGCTGGCAATACGCTCCGCAGCCGGCCGCGTGAACGTGACCTTCTCAGTCCGCGCCGCCTTGCCATCGGGACGGTCAGCCATCACAAGCACCCAGATGCGGTAACACCAGAGACCAGGCTGATGCGGCCAGCGCCGGGAGCGTAGGGGTTGAGACCGACAGCCTCAAGTTTTCCGCCCACTACCATGCGAGTGGCGCCGCCTTTCGTGGCAGTCAACTGCCAGGCGTAGACATGGGTCGTGGCGGTGATGGCAGAGAAAGTCACAGACACCGCGCCGCCAGAAACAGTCGTTGGCAAGGTGATGTCGCTGGCGAAAGTTTTCTGGTTTCCTGGACACCCAAGTTCCCAGTATCGCTCGCCCCGAACGTACTCGGTTGGGCTCGATCCCTCGCACCCAATAGACCCGCTCTCGCGGAATACCATGTACGCCTTGGCCGCATACGACACGCCAGTGCCGCCGCACGCCATCTCGAACGACGCCTTTGCCTCACTGACGCCGTCCCATTCCACGTCATACCGAGCGGGACGAAACGACAGCGAGCCAGAAGAGGCACCTTGATTGAACGACATATGTCACCGTCAGAAAGGGGGCGTGCCGAAGTAGGACGAAAAATTGACGGCAGGGTAGATGCGGCGCTCCAGAATGTCGGGCAGATCACCCTCACCCTTGAGGGCGCCGACATTCGTCAACGCACGAGGCGAGCCCGACGCAACCTTTTCGCCCGTGTCTGGATCTCTGACCCACACTCGCTTCTTCTGGCCTCCATCCAGGAAGTGCCAGCCGACGTTAGGCAGCAACAGATTGTGACCGCTGCGCCGATAGACGAGCTCGACCGTGATCGACCAGAACCGCACATCTTGATCGTTCACAACCTCGGTCTGTGCACTCCCGCTAATTCCGGCACAGAGCCAGGTGTGAGCACCGCCACCAAGGTAAGTGCTCGAGTTGACCGTGTTCGTCACCGCCGCCGCGTCAGCCAGCGGAAACGCAGCACGGTTGCCAGCAATCGTCGCCCGCACTTCGGACTCGACCGCCTGGAGTCCCTCGAAGAAATCACCAGCCGCGTTGACCAGCGGGCGCCGGTCGGCATTGCCCGTTCCGTGGTAGTACGTGAGAGCCGGCACCTGGGCACCGCCAGTAGAGAACGACCACACGTCGGGCCGGGCCAGGGGATTCGGGTCAAGGTTCTCCTGCTTCGGCACTTCGTACCGGCAAGTGACCTCGACGTGATGGCGATCCGTCTCGGTGACGGACGCATCGAGCATCAGCAGGTAGGAAAACTCAGGGTGTGCTGCACCGTGGAGGATGCCGAGACCGGAAATGATCGACGCTGTCGGCGTCGGCACGTCCACCGTCACGACGAACTTCCGCTCGGCGGTCGGGCTTTCGCCGAACCGATGCGAGAAGGTGCGCGGGATGACTTCGCGGGATGAGATGACGGCCATAGTTAACTACCCAGGATTTCTACTGGCCTTGCGCCGATGGCGATCAGGGACCGGCGAATCTCATCGAGCTTCTGCAATTGCTGGCGTCGCTGTTCGACTGCAGGATCTTCCCGCCCTGTAGCAAGGGCCATGACCTGCGAGATTCCCTCCTGCGAGCGAATGTCGTTCACCTGCAGGGCACGGTTCGCAGGCCGGCTCAACTCAGCGGCAATTTCCCTACGGATGCGGATGCCCTCTTCAGCCAGGTTCAGCAACGCCTGACGCGCTTCGCCACCGTCGATGAGCTTGGCGTCGAACGCCTTGCGCACGTTCTTGAACTGGTCAGCCAGCGTGGTGGCAGGCTTCAGCAGTTTCTCGTCGATGCCGAGGGCGTCGAGTTGCCGCTGGCGATCCTGGGCCTTGGCTTCCGCCGTCGCTGCCTGGGCGAGCTTTAGCCGCTCCTGGGCGGCAGAGATTGCCGACGCATCGCCAGCCTTGCGAGCATCCTGCAACGCCTTTTCGGCGGCCAACTGCTCCCTCGCAATCGAGAGCAGGTCCTGAGTCAACTGCAGCCGTGATCTCTCCGCACCGCTCAGCCCTTGCGTCGCCAATTCGGCAACCCGCTTGCGAGACTCTTCGGCCGCCTTCTTCGCTGCGTCGGTGGCTTCCTTGGACGCATTCGCCTTGTCACGCTCGCGCTGTGCGAGTTCCGTGACCGTTGTAATCAAATCGCGAGAGTTTCTATCGACAGCCTTGATTGCCTCGCTCTGGTTCATCACGTCGCTGGTGATGCCTTCGGCGTATTTGCGAATACCCTCAAACTGCTCGAGCACGTTCGCCGGAACCTTGTCGAGCCCGCCCAGTTCCTTGGCCAGCGACAGGATCGCGGAGCGGGCTTCGTTGAGAGTGCCCTGGGCGAACTCGTTGACGCTGATCTCTTCCGGCACCTTCAGGGCCTTCTTCACATCTTCGCCAAGGTTGAAGGCGGCGACGCCGGCACGGCCGGTCTCGGCGCTGAACCGCTTCATGGCCGCTTCGGCATCGGCAATGGCAGCGGCCGAATCGGCACCAGCCGAATCGCTGGCGATAGCCCATTCAAGAGCCGCGCCGGCCGCTAGCCCAAGGCCCACCACCAGGAGCCCGATGCCGGTGGACGCAAGCAGCCCGCGAATGGCGACGCCAAGCCCGACAGTTGAAATGGCGGCAGCACCGGCGGCAGCGCTGTAGCCGAGAGCCGCGCGAGCGGATGCCGCGAACGCTGACGCCAGGCCAGTGATCGCACCGGCAATCGCCTGCCGGTTGATGAACGCGAGATACCCGCCAATCGCCGGCAGCAGATTCTGAGCCAGAGGCACCGCCACGCGGCCGACAAACGCCAGTGCGTTGCCAACGTCTTCGAGCAGCGTTGCCAACGTGCGCGCAGCCGCAGGCACGTCGATGCTCTGCACAAACTTGATGAAGTTGTCGGTCCCCTGCGTCAGTGCGGGCTGCAGTTCCGTCAAGATGCGGCCAGCCAGTTCCTGCATCGCCTGGCCGGCGAGCCCGAACGAGTCGCCGATGGCGTCGATCTTGTCGGGGTTGATGCCGTTGACGCCGTCGCGGAATCCACCAAGGAACGTCTGGGCCGTCTTCAAGTTCTCAGGCAACTCGCGGAACGTCGGCAGCAGTGCGGCACCGCTCTTGCCGAAGATGGCCACCGCAGCCGCTGCCCGCTGAGCCGGGTTCTCAATGGAGTTGATGGCCGTGGCAATCGTCTGGAACTGCTGCGTGCTCGTCTGTGTCGCCAAGTCATCGACAGACAGCCCGAGTGTGGCGAGTGCCTTGGCGGCTTCCTTGCTACCGCCAGCCGCGTTCGTGATCGTCACCTGCGCCCTGGTGAACGCCTTGGCCAACTCCTCGCTAGATGCACCAGACAGGTCGGCCGCCACCTGCAGCGTCCGCAGTTCCTGGTACGAAACTCCCAGGCTCGCGGCTAGCTGCCGGGTGTTGTCGATGGCGTTGAGTGCCCCGCTCGTGAACGCCTGGAACGTGTTCGCAATCGACGAGATGCCGCTGATGAACGCCTTGGAAATCTCCAGCGTCTTCAGCGTTGATACGTCGCGAGCCGTTTGCTTGGCAGCGTAGCCCAGTTTCTGCAACTCAACGACGCCGGCGTTGATGCCCTGGGCCATGCCCACGGCAGACGCCGACAGCTGAAATCCGATTCCAAGCGTTGCCATGTTTCACTTTTGGCCGAGGTCGGCCGCCATCTTCTTGAGCGTTTCTGCGATCTGCGTCGGGTGCTGCGGTGCCTTGCCTTCGATGGGAATGAAGTCGTGAGCGTCGGGAACGCGGTTCTTGCAGTACGGGGCCAGCACCGAACTGGCCAGCATTCCCGTCTGCAGCCACGGGTTATCCAGCGGGCGAAACCATCGGCTGTAGGCGATCCAGTACGAGAACTCCCGCGAGTCCATCGCGTCGATTTCAGCCACGGTTTTCTTGAGGTGTGAGGCCAGGTCGAACTTGAATCGCAAGCTCGGCCTGGCGTTCATTCCCCCGCCAGTTTCTCGATCTCCTCCTCAGTCAATGCGTTGTGCTTCAAGGCCGCTTTCCACAGTCCGTGGATCTGATCGACGCTCTTGCGACGCAGGGCCGCCACGCCTTCGTCGCCAGGGAACAGCAGTTCCCCTCGGTCATCGCACAGGCAGCGGGCAAGCAACTCGGAGCGGAAGTCGGGGATGACCGGCACAGACTTCGACTGCGCCTCGAGCAGCTTGACCTCGTAGCTGTCACGGTCGCCCACGGTCATCAGGCGGATGCAGACCTCGCCGCCCCACGCCTGCACCTTGATGATCTTCGCGTCGGTCGCCTTCTCAATTTGGTCTCGCGTCAGCACTGCCATGTGTTTCACCCGTCGAGGATTCGGAACGTCACGGTGTAACGGGTCACGCCGTTCACTTCGGGCGCAACGTTCAGTCCTTCGTAGACTGCCTTGCATGTCAAGGCGGCGCCGCCACCTGTGATCGTCAGGTCGTTCCGCAAGCCGTAGTTGCTGGTCGCGATACCGACCGAGCCGAGGCACGTCAGAGTGACGTTGCCGACTTCGTCTGTCCACGTAGAGTCGCGGCCTTTCGGCAGACTGCCGCCGTATGTCCACGCGAGGTCTGTGACCTCGGTGAAAGTAGCGGTGCCCCAGGTCGCCGTGATGCCAGTGCTGTACGTCGCCACGGAAACCTCCGTGGCTCAAGCCAACTGGAACTCGGCAGAGCCGCGAATGGCGTCGTTCACGGTCAGCGTGACCGAAGACGAATTACACGTGGCAGTCGCCGAAACGCTGATGCCGCCGCTGATCGTCAGCGTGCCGGTCGCGTTCTGGGCGATCACGCTGGTGCCGATGTACTCGATGCTGACGCTCTTGCCGGTGTCGCCACCCTGCGTGCCCACGAGCGGGCGAGCAATGGAAAGAACGCTGGCCCCAGTGGTCTGGCCAAGATGGGAGATGTCGATGTTATCCGCACCGCCACCCGTGGCACCGAGCGTGTACGTGATGCTGGTGACGGTGAAGTTGGTGCCGCCGAAAGAAAACGTCGTGCCGGAACCGGAATGCGGGGTCGTGGCCATTCGTCAGCTCTCCTGCCA